TATTTGGACAGTATGTAATATCAGGGTCATCTACTGCAAGTTTATCTTTTGCTCTTTCTGACTCAACTTTATTTTCAAAAATTGCTTTTAAATATAAAGAAAATGATTTTGCTTTGTGGGTAGATGGAGTGGAAGTTGATACTGATTCAAGTGGTTTAGTGCTATCTGCAAATACATTAAATAATTTAGATTTTAATTTAGGAAACTCAACTTTACCTTTCTACGGAAAAGTAAAACAACTACAAGTCTACGATACTGCTTTAACAGATATGCAACTTATACAACTAACAGGTACATCAGGAACTGATTTTTATGAATCTTATTCAGAGATGGCAGAATCATTAACATATACAATACAATAATGGCGAATCCAAGTTTACAAATAGGTAATGGCAAGTTTGCAATAAAAGAAAATGATCTATTAGGTTATAGTTCATCAGGTACTAGATTCTTTCCTATACCAATAACAATGACTAGAGCAACACTAGGTACTAGAGTTAATCCTAGTGGCTTAATAGAAAATGTAGAATTGTCAGGTACTGTAACTAACTTAGCAAGAGTAGATTATACAGATGGTACTGGTAGTTTATTAGTAGAACCTCAAAGGACTAATCTTATAACGTATTCAGAAGATTTATCTGTATTGTCTAAAGTGTCTGTAGGTACTGCATCTGCACCTGTAACGACATCAAATTATGCTACTGCACCTGATGGTACACAAACTGCAACAAGAGTTGTTTTTGATTTAAATGGTGGAACTTCAAGTGGAGATAGAAGTATATTAAGACAAGCAATACCTTCAGGCAGTAATTATTATTTTTCTATTTATGTAAAAAGCACAGATGGAACTGAACAAAATATTTTGTGGCACGATGGAGGGGAATATAACTTAACAACAGTTACTAATGAGTGGGTTAGAATAACTTATGATGGTAGACCAAATTTAGTTTTCTCAGGTATAGCTTTAAGAGGGGGAGATGGTGTAGATTCATCTGATATTTTAGCTTGGGGCTTTCAAGTAGAAGAAGGCTCATACCCAACTTCTTACATAAAAACACAAGGTTCATCAGTAACTAGAAACGCAGACCAATACACAAAGACAGGAATTAGTGATAAGATAAATAGTGAGGAGGGAGTTTTATTTGCTGAGATGGCTAGTTTAATTGATGATGGAACTTCAAGATTAATAGGTTTAAGTGATGGCACAAGTACGAAAAGAATAAACATATATTATGATACATCTTCTAATAGTATTTATGGTTTGCTTTTAAATTCATCAGTACAAGGAATTACATCTTTTACATTAAGTGATTCTACAAACTTTGCTAAAATTGCTTTTAAATATAAAGAAAATGATTTTGCTTTGTGGGTAAATGGAACAGAAGTTGATACTGATTCAAGTGGAACTACTTTTACAAGCGATACATTAAACAAGTTATCTTTTGATAGAGCAGATGGAGTTGCACCTTTCTTCGGCAAAGTAAAACAACTACAAGTATTTAAAACAGCATTATCAGATTCAGAATTAGCAACACTAACAACATAATAAAATGAACATATACAAATTACAATACACAGACAAAGCAACAGGAGATGCTGACTTACTATCTAAAGGTACTTATGAAGTAGTAACTGAAGAAGGTGTTACTCAAGATGTTTACAGAAATGGTACACAAGCTATAGTTTACATAGGTAAGATAGTAGAGATACCTGCAACTTATGATGATGAAGGACACGAGATTACTCCTCCTGTTTATTATGATGGAGTATTCTACGACTTAATGACTACAGAAGAATTTGACTTTGGAACTAATGAGATATTTCCAACAGATTGCGTACATTCGTTTGCAGGATATGAGAAAAATGCTGAGGGTACTGACATTGATCCTGAAGAACTAGAAGAAATATAAAATATGGAAAATATACTAAGTGTAGATTTATCAAGTGAAACAAGTCCTATCGTACAAGAAGTACGAGGTAGGGATTATATTGAATATGGTACTGAAGAATGGAGAAACCTTTACCCACAGTTCTTAATAGACCTTTACTACAATTCTAGTACACACGCAGCTATTATAAATACTACTGCTGAAATGATAGCAGGAGAAGACATAGTAGTAGAAGAAAGCGAAAACTTAGAACAATTTGTTAAACTAAAAAAATTCTTTGCAGAAGCTAATGGTAAAGAATCACTACACGAAGTAATTAAAAAACTTTCATTTGACTTTAAGCTACAAGGTGCATTTGCTATTCATATTATTTGGAATAAAGCTAAAACAGAGATAGCTGAGATTTATCACGTACCAGTAGAGAGAGTTAGGGCATCAAGACCTAATGCTATGGGTGTAGTAGATTGCTATTATGTATGTTCAGATTGGGGTAACACAAGAACAAACAAACCAATAAAGATAGCTGCTTTTAATACAAAGGATAGAACTAATCCTAGTCAGTTATTGTATAGTGGCTTGTACAGTCCTAATATGGACATCTATCATACTCCTGATTATCTTGCTGCAAACAACTGGGCATTAGTAGATCAAAGAGTAGCTGAATTTCATCTTAACAATATCTCTAATGGTTTTTCAGGAAGCTATATGATTAGCTTTGCTAACGGAGTACCTACACAAGAGGAGAGATTTCAAATAGAGAGAAGTTTAGCTGAGAAGTTTACAGGTGCTAGTAATTCAGGAAAGTTTGTACTGACTTTCTCAGATGATAAAACTAGAACTCCTGAGATTACACCAATTACTGTAAGCAACGCAGACAAGCAATATCTTGCATTACAAGAACTTTTAGTACAAAACATATTAACAGGTCATAGAGTTACTTCTCCTATGCTTATGGGTATTAAAGATTCAGGAGGAGGTTTAGGATCAAATGTTGATGAAATGAATAGTGCATTTGAGATATACTTAAATACAGTAGTTGTACCTTATCAAAAGCATTTACTAAAAACTTTGTCTAAAATATTTGAGGTTAATGGTATGAACTTACCAATATCTTTCGTACAAGCTAAACCTATTACTTCTAAGTTTACTATAGAAGATATGAAAGAGGTAATGACACAAGATGAGATTAGAGAAGAACTAGGTCTTAAACCTTTGTCAGATGAAGAACTAACGGCAGAGGATGACAACTACAACTTAGAAAAAGATTGTGATTGTGGTAAGAACAAAGATAGTTGCGACAAGAGTTGTTACGAGAAAACTGAGTTAGATGCTTTCTTAGAAACTGTTGAGGATATACCTGAGGGTTGGGAACTAATAGATGAAGAAGTAGTAGATGGAGAACACGCAGACTTTGACTTTGAAGAAGAACTAAATCAGATAGCTGCTGAAAAGATAGAGTTAGCTACTACTGGAGTTGCTAGACCTGACAGTAAATCAGAGCAAGATGGTATATCTAAAAAGACATACGACTACTATAGGGTTAGATATGTATATGCACAAGATAACTTCTTAACTAGAAAGTCAGGTAAGAAAAGAGATTTTTGTGAAAAGATGGTAGCTGCTAATAAACTATATAGAAAGGAAGATATAGAAAGAATGTCTACTAAGAGAGTAAATGCAGGTTGGGGTAAAGGTGGTGCAGACACTTATGATATATTCTTATATAAAGGTGGTGGTAATTGTCATCACTTTTGGCTAAGACAAATATACAGAACAGAACTAGGTATATCTGTAAGTACAAAGATTAAAGATGCAGATTTAGTAGGATATACTAAAGCTAGATCAGAGGGGTTTACTGCTAAGAAGAACGATAAGAGAGTAGCTATAGCACCTAAGAGAATGAAAAATAACGGATTTGTAAAAAAGAGATAAAATGGCATATATATTATTTATATCAGAAGATAAGCTAAAGGATAGTACAAGTATATATGGTTCAGTAGATAGTTCACTACTACTTCCTTATGTACGACAAGCACAAAGACTGTACTGCGAAACTAAGTTAGGTACAAAGCTAACACAAAAACTAAAAGACCTTATAGTAGCAGGTACAGTAAATGATGCAGGTAATGAATACTACAAAGAACTGCTTAACGATTACATAGGAGATTATTTACCTAATATGGCTTTATATATGGCTATACCTTTTTTAAGATTTAAAATAGAAGCAGGTAACATATACTCTAAGACATCAGAAACTGGAGTAGCTTTAACTACTGCCGAATCCCAACACATAAGAAGCGAGATACTTAACACAGGAGAATATTTTATTGAGAGAATGATAGACTTTATAAAAAACAATATAAGCCGATTTCCTGAGTACAATACAAACTCAGGTGCAGATGTATCTCCTGA